CCCAAAGCAAATAAAGCAACATCAAGCGCCCCAATATCCCAGCCGTCTTGCTCCATAGTTTCTTCTGTAAATGCAACCTCGTCATTTATCATTTCCTCAAGGCTTTCACTAAGCCCTGTGACATAAGCCAAATATAATGCGGATATTTCGGCTTTTAACCGCTTGTTTATTTCCTTCAAGTCCTTTTTGTACGTAATGACATCATACTTCGACAGCTCTTCACGCACCAACTTATCAACGCTTTTCAAATACGGCTTGATATCATCAGACTGACCTGCGGCAAATTGTTGTAGCCACATTTGATGGCGGGTGATTGCATCTAATACAAATTCACTAGCCATCTAAGTCGAGTCCTGCATTGGGTTGATCAAGGTCACCCTCGATTTCTTCCTCTGTTCGCTCGATTGCATTAACTGAGCGCATGTAATCGCGAGCGTCTTGAGCTGAGATTAAGCCCTGCGTCCATGCCAGAATCATTTGTTGTAGTAATTGTGGGTCTGCTGTTAATTTGGAAAGGTCGGTATCAATGGTAAATTCTTGTGCTTCAGTGCCGTTAAATGCTGCCATTTCCATCAACACAGCATTCATGCATTGCTGCACATTTTCGATAATTGTTTGTAATCTTGAGTTTTCAGCACTTGTAGAGATTAACGCCTCTGTTGCAGTATTAAAACTCAGGTCGCTGTTAATCAACTTAGCACCAAGGGAAATCATGATTTGTTCTTTATGCTTCATGCCCTCCATTGCCAGCGTATTTGGGCTTGGCTGCAATAGTTTTGCGTCCATATCTTGACCAAGCGCCATAAGCTCGCCTGAGCCGATGGAAAAACCACTCAAGTTTGCATCAAGCCAATCTTGAGTCAATCCAATAGCCACATATTGTGGCTGCATGTGGAAAACAGAATCTTCATAATCTGCGCTGTTGACATAATGATGAATATTGATGTCAGCAATGGCAAAAGCGGGAATATAGTCGTCATTCCAATCGTTATTTACTGAGCCACAAAAGTAAAATGGGATATGGTCCATTACACTGCCATTTTGAAGTGGCTGATATGACTCAATGTTCAGCCCGGGCATCGGCATTGCTATGCCTTCTTTTTCCATGGTGACTGTATAAACACCATTTTCATCTAGGCGTAACACTCGGCACCAGATTTCTTCAACAGTTGTGCCACTTTTATCCTGAACATAAACAATCTCTTCGAGCTTAACCATGTCTAGCACATTGTTAGCGCCGATCTTGCGAGTCGACCAATCAAGAATTTGTAGTGAATCAAATAGCAAGGCCGTGGCCATGATGCCATTGGTCTGCCTGTCTTGATCACTCATGCCGCCATCAACCATAGGATAGTCGACAAGAATCCCGCCTTTGCCACCTTCCAATACATCGCGAGTTAATGCCCTTGCTTGCTGCTCAACACCTATGCCATCACCATTAATGTTTGTTTGCGTGTATTCCATTTGAGCATTAGGCTCATACGTTGTACCTGACCTAAACGCAAGTCCAATCCAACCATTGATCGTTGGCGCTGTAAAATTATAATAAGTTGCACGCTGCAAGTAATTTAGATAGCGCTGATTGCCTTCTTGATCCCGTGTATTCGGATTTGGCAAATATACTTCTTTGGCATCTTTTACACCAGTTTCGCTAGCTGCATCACGCACTAATTGACGCTGCTTTAAACGCTTATCATATTCAGGATGGGTTGTGAGTGTTGTAGCCATTATGCTCTCATCTTAATTTTAGTTATCGGTGCTTGTCTGCGTTTAATCATTGGCGTTAGCGCATAGCGTAAAGCATCAATGTAATGATTGTATAGGTCTACAATAGTCGGCATTACATCGCCCGTTCTTTTATCCACTTTATAGCTATACAGCTGGCATTCTTTTTTGGTTTCACGGCAGTTAGAGTTTATTACAATCTCATCAAATGACCGTAAAAACTGAATACCATCCTCTACACTACCCGGCCATTTCTTTACAGCTTCAATTTTTGGCAATCCGTTTCTATGTAAATAGCTAATTGATTCAGGTCGAGCACTATCAGCTCTTATTACATAATCGCGAGACTCAGGAATTCTATTAGTAAAATAGCTAGCTGTCGAATCAAGCTCAAGCTTTACTTTGCCAGCTTCCTTTTCTACATATAAGGTATTGCCACTAATCCAGCATTTGACCAAGGTAGTTGGATCAAGCGCGAAACCAAAATCCATACCGAAATACGGGCCATCCCAATCTTTTTGCGGCTCAAAATCAGCAATACGCCATTTGCCAGACAACACCTGCTTATCAGAGTTGTTTAAGTAAGCGCCGTCCCAAATATGACTGTACGTATTAGGATCTAGCCTAGCTTGATCATTTAGCCGCTCTTGCTCAAGCACATCAGGAAACCAAGGATTATCTACATAATTCAGTTCTACAATATTAGAGCTTGCTGGAGGGTTTTGTCTAAATCGCTTATCAGTTGGCGAGTCTTCTATTTCTGGATTCCAAGTAAGCCAAACTTCCGAGCCTTCTTCACGCACGGTCGGCAGCAACTTAATGTAAGCGGCTTCACTTACTGCTTCCGCTTCATCAATCCAGCATAGCAATACACGCGCTTTTGATTTGATCGAATCTAGATTTGCATGTAATCCAGTAAATACATACTTAACCCTTCCGCATTTGGTTTTAACGTACTTCTCACCAATTTCATAATAAGACTCTAACCACGGCTCTGACCTAATCGCTTGTTTTATCTCTTCTAAACTTGAGTCGCTTAGGCTATTCATAAACTCGCGACAACAGAGTATTACGCCAGACTTGCCAGACTCAGCCAGCATATAACCACGGACAGCTGACATCTTGGCGAATGTTCTCGTCTTAGCTGAACCTCGACCGCCATACGCACCACGATATCTGACATCATCAGTAAATACAGGTATCAATTTTGGGGGCATCTCTAAATTGACATTAGTCATCTTTTGGAGCGGTTAGAGTAATATTTGTTGGCTTGGTTGCCATTGATCCATCAGAAGATTTATTATCCACTTCTTGCTTGTCAGTCCACTTAAACCTATTGGCAAAATACAGTTTAACAAGTGGTGAATTTACTTCTTTATCAAACATCATTTCCTCAAGCCTATTCTCCCAATGAGCCTGTGAAAAATCCTTCCCAATCTGTAAAGCGTCCGAAAACTTCTGATTTTCTTCTGCCCATTTATACAATGTACTCTTAGCAATATTGAGATGCTTAGCCAATTGAGTTAGCGACTTGCCAAGTGAAAGAAAGTTGATTGACTCTTCTAAATACTTATCATCCCACACCGTAGGCCGACCGCCCTTATTCTTTTCTTCACTCACATTAAACCCCGTCTAATAGTGATTTCGTCCTCTGGACTGTACACATATTATACGCCAATTGTGATTTCTATGCTAATTTTGGTGTTTTGTCTTAGTGCTAGTATAGTTTCGTATGCTACAGCCTCATGTCCGCTGTACTGAGATATGTCTATTTTGATGCCATCAAATTGGTATTTTATTGCGTTTTGCACACCTTCCTCAATCTGCTTTTTAACTTGCTCTGGAGTCATAGCTAAACCCTCACGAGTTTAGCTTTATTATAGCTTATGGAATCGGAACTAATTCAACATCAAAGCCATGGTTTTGCAGCATCTGCGAATGAATCTCACAATATGCTTCATTATCAAATGCATGGCTGTGTATGTATTGCACTGGCCATTCTTTGTCATGCTGATAAATCCATGCTGTAGCCCCATATTCTTCTGGCACTTTTACACTGAATTTATCATTGCCTGGCAAGTCGTTTAATTCTCCCCAGCTTTTAACTTTGATCATTAGCCACCTTTTACCGCTTTGTGTATCTCTGTTTCTACTATGACAGCTTTTTGCCAGTGATAGTCAAAGTAATCCATTAAGTCTTGCTCGTATAAATTACTCATCACGCACCCCTATCTCGCTATTCTGCAACACGCGGTCAATCTCTGGCTTGGCTGGCTTAAATCCCATCACAGCACATATAGCAACGCTTGCAAATAATGCTACTGTGATACCTACCCATAGAAACGCTAATTCTAGATTTTCA